CAGTATTAGTAGGTGTGTTAGTTGGTGTTATAGTTACAGTATTAGTAGGAGTGTTAGTCGGGGTGTTAGTTGGTGTGTTAGTTGGAGTGTTAGTTGGGGTGATGGTCGGAGTATTTGTTGGAGTGTTAGTTGGGGTGTTAGTTGGTGTTGGACTTGCACACACATAAAAGTCCCAACCTGTACCCGCTAAACCTACATCGTCAAGAGATGTTAGAGTAATTTTAGTTATGCCTTCACCATTCGATGAACTAATAAGTGATACACCTTCTTGTACTATAGTCCCCAATTCATTTACCACCTGTACCGCTTTCAGATTAATTTGATATTGACTTACTTGTACTGTCTCATAAGTCTCATATCCATTAATAGTTGAACACCTTGCCAGTGTCTCACCTACAATTGGTACCTCATTTTGTAAGTCGTCTGTAGCGGTCACCCCTACGACTTCATAAATCCCCGGACGGCTAGCACCACCCCAACCATTTGAATAAAACCCTATGGAAGATATAGGTGAATCAAACTCCATTGTCAGTACACCATTAGGTGATGAAATAGATTGTATAGATGATGATGAACTATTATTATTATTGCGATAAAACCCGCCACAACCTTCAACTACCTGTGGGGTTTGTGGAACATATGTCGGGGCAAAACCTTGGTATGTTGTAGTCATTACAATACCGTTGGATAATGTTTTTGTTCCATTCCCTGTTTGGGCTTTAGGAAACCCTTCTGGCTGAGTTTTATCAAAACATAAACTAGCGGGTTGTTGAGTTGGGGTTGGTGTAGGGGTGTTTGTCGGAGTTGGAGTCGGAGTTACCGGAGTGTCAGACCCGAAACATTCAATACTAACATTATTAGATATTACTTTATACTCGTAACATCCTGGACTACCCGCAGGTAAATCGCTAACTAAGATTTGTAATGGGAAATCACTATATATAAAATTAGTACCATACGTTTCCCATGGACCACCCACACAATCTCTAGACAATACGGTAAACGTAAATAAAGGAGATGTCATATTAGTAACGATAGATAACTCACAATAAGGTTCTTCATCTTCACATATCATATGTTGACCGTATGTTGAACCGTAGGTGTATCCGTCAGTTATTCTTTCTGGTCTAAACTCTAAATTAATAAAAGAAGTACCATTATTCGCACAATATGACATAATGGTATGACAATCAGAGTCAGATATTTGACATAAGGGACCTGTATTATTACCGTTTGCACAATCAGGAATGAATGTACCTGAGAAAGGACCTAAAGGAACTGTGTAATTACCAAAATTCCATGTATGGAATCCAAGAACGGCATGACCTATTTCATGAGCATGTAAGAAATTATCAAATAAATTACCTGTAACTCCTGATATAACATAAGGTAAGTCTACGTTAACATTATAAGCGACCGCAACATTATTAATCGTGTTGTCAATATCAGGATAATAAATTCCTAAGAAATTAGATATCCCCTGTAGTCCTGTGTTATTAAAACTACTTCGGTTTATTTGATAAACAAAGTTATAGTCAACACCTGGTAATATAAGATTATGATTATTTTTATAGTACGTACCAATGGTATCTCGGTATTGAGTATATCCAGGATTTCCTGGTATATTCCACGGTTCAGTTGCCGGATTAGTCCACTCTACGATACCTTTAACTTTAAAGGTGAAATCACCATTAAAACTTGGCTCATAGAAGGCATTAAGGAATAAATTCATCGATTCAATATAAAGTTGTGAATCACCACCATTTTGTTGTATTCTATTATATGAATTAAACGGTAAATCATATATCATATCGACGCAATAATATTGTGACCCACTTAAGGACTGTGACATTACCGACTCTCTGAATTGATTAATTTCTCTTTCTTTAGGGTTTACGGTATTACCACAATTGAAGTCAGGTCCATCAATGAAAGCTTTAAAAGCTGTGTACAGTCTATCTGAACTTTCAGTTAGTAATACGGTCGTATCGTTCTTTTCATATAAACAATAAACCGTAGTTTCACTAATACCTAAACTACCTATACTCTTATTACCGTCTTTAATTCTATAAGTTCTAAGTAATGGTTTTACATTTTCTATTGTACCATACACACCATCAAGTATGTCTTCAACCGTTACTTCATTTTGACTTGATAAGGTTATTTCAGAATTAGAATACTCTGTTTTTTCTAAGGTCATTATCTCCATAGTACCATTCCAACTAGGGATTGCCATCTCAAAAGAGTCATAATTACTATCATATATACTTTTCAGAGTTGCTGAATTATAACTAAACTCTGATAAATTTTCACCCACAGAATCAAATGTAAATAACCCGATAGGGTCACTACTAAAATCGGAAGACACACAATTTAAATTACAACTTAATGAATAGTTAGGTGATGCTGTTGGTGTTGGTGTAACACTAGAAGGGGTTATTGATGGAGTTATTGACGGGGTAACCGATATGGTAGGGGTAATTGATGGAGTAACTGTGTTTGTTGGTGTTATTGACGGGGTAACCGATATGGTAGGTGTAATGGTTGGGGTAATTGTGTTTGTTGGTGTTATTGATGGGGTAACGGTATTTGTTGGCGTTATTGATGGAGTAACTGTTGGGGTAGAGGTGTTAGTTGGAGTTGGTGTTGGAGTTACACTTGATGGTGTAGGTGTTGGAGGTACTGGTGAAATCCCTCCACCGTTACCTTTACTTGGTTTACAACACAATTCGGTACGACTAAAAGATTCGGTTATATTAATGAATAGCTTTTTTCTTCTTGGTAGTATTATTTCTCCTTGGTTATTTTTTATTTTAAATTCTCCAATATAACCACCGATATGTCTTGTTTCATGAGAAGTTAATTGGTAATAAACATAGTACTCCACTTCTTCAGTATCTATCGTTGATGGTTTAACCATAACTGAGGCGGGTTTATTCATAATGTAATAAACATTCGTTTCTTCATTCCACATACTAAAAGTGATAGTTGAGTCCTTAGTTAAGTTGTCGAACTCTCTAAAGTCTACTCTACCATCTTTTACTATCTGTACCTTTATAATTGGTAACGTACTATTTTTTCTTATAAAAAATTCCATTATGTTATCACATTAAAGTTAGGGTCACAATCCGTTTCGGATATGTTAAAACCAAAATCACAAGTTATTTCATCAGTCACAAAATCAAAATCACATACCGCCTCCTCAGCATCAAAATCAAAGTAACATCCCAATAAACAAGGGAAACAGTTACTACACCAAAAGTCATATAAATTATATCTATCTTTTAGTTCTCTATAATTATGTTGAACTTGCGGAGTTGACAGTGGTTCAGTATACATCCTAAATTGAGATATACCACCCATAAAAGTTCCTCCAAAATTAGGTTCAAGTAAAATATCGGTAGTTAATCCAGATAATGAGGTGCCTGATAAAGTTTGATTTGGCATTGATTCGGGGTCCTGTATATATTTTCCTTCTGTGGCAGTACATGCACTAAACATTAAACTCTCTCTAAGTCCTTGGGTACCTCCACCCCAACTTATATTAAATGGGACACCGAGTTGCTTTTCTTTCTGAGTATTTAATTCACGAGGTATGATTTCTTCAAAATCTTCTATAACCATAAACAAATAACCATTAACGTATAGTTTCAACAACCCTCTTCTTCTGTCTTTATTACGTAACCATTTTCTATTTAATTCAATTAAACTTTCTTTTTTCTCTTTTTTACTGCCGATGTGTGTTTGTGGTGGCATTATTAAATTGTACGCGGCTCCATTTATTGATGACGGGTAAACCACATCTCTTATATCACCTAAACCTCCCCAATTAATTAAATCACAGTCCTCTAATGTTTGGTACCTCTCAAATACTGCAGAAAACATTACCCATCTTTCTTCAGTATTGGCGGTTAAACAAACTAACGAGTCATATCCACAATCATCATATATACCCCTAACTGAACAAATCTCATTAATACAATAACCTGAAGAATATGTTAAACCTGTTGTCCCACAACTACCTGTTGTAACACAGTCACCAGTTAATTTAATGTATTTAACACATAAGTGTGGGTTTTTAGGGTCTCCCGATAATCTTATTGACATGGCATTTGAAAGGGCATCAACACCTGGGTCTATCGGTGGGTTTACTATTGTAGTATCATATGCTCCACAAGGTCCCGTATTATGTTTAACTGTGGTACCTGTGGTTGGAAAAACTTTAAAACAATCTGAATTAGTTACCCCCGTATCCGCACAAGCACATGTTCTTATACAATCATCTAATCCGGTAGTAACTCTTTTATATGTCCATTCTGTACTACTTTTACCTGAGGAGTCAATGTTAAATCCACAATTGTAATTATAACACCCCAACCCGTCTGAACCTTGATTACCTCTTTTAGTTTCTACTTTTCCCGACGCAGGGTGGTAATATTTATTTTCGGCTCTTGTACCAAAATAAAAAAACATACCCGCATTTTCAGGATAGACATCATTTAAATAAACTTCAGAAGGTTGTATGTTAAATTCTTCTCTTTGTCTTGGTTTAATTACAGTCTCCATAGTCCACCCTTTATTGACTCTTTCGGGAAAGACTTCATAATCGTAACCAAATAATTTATAAAAACCCTGATAGAATCCTCCGTATAACTCATTGTAATAACCTACCGAATCAAAATTGTTTTTAGATACAATATTATATATTGTTTTTGAGTTACCTGAAAATCTATGATTAGGCCAATCGGCATATGATGTTACGGGGTGAAATTTCATTCTACGGTCATAGTAATGTGGGTTCCATTTTTCAAAATCATTAATACCCATTGTAAATGTAATAGTTTCACCTGTCATCTTATCATATAATCCATTATCGGTACCAACCAAACCTATATCACATAGAGTAGTTGCCGATTCACAAAATAAATCAACATTTTTAGGGTTATAATAATTTTCAGACACTAAAGTATTACCACTGTAATTAACATTCCATAACAATCTCATTTTTTGATTAGATATATTTGATGATAAATCTATATATACGGGCAACCTATCTCCATCGTCTTCAGCGATAAGTTTTTTAGAAAATACAACTTCTTCATCATAATCTCTTTCATCTGAAGCTATTGTAAGGTCAAAGTAACTACTATCATCTAAACGGATTTAATATTCTGACTTGCCATGAATGGTTTTTATAGATAAATACTTTGTTCGTAGTATTTATATTAAAAAAGAATCTATGAAGTCATATCTTTATAAAACAAAGGAGGGTGCTGAGAAAGCCTCAAAGGAATTGGGTTGTGAGGGTTCTCACAAACATAAAAGAAAAACATTTATGCCGTGTAAAACACATAAAGAGTTTTTAGATGCCACTCAAACCTCAAAACCTGATGGGGAAATGGATGAGATAATTGACTATGACGGTACTATGTTAAATTCTAAAATACCAATTTTAGACCCTAATGTTAGTGCGGATGGTAACACAACTATGGATAAGACTGTTGCAATGGCTCGTATTACACAAGACCCGTTAACAAGAGGTTATAGAACATATTATGGTGAGAGTATCGAAAAACGAGAAGTAAGTGAAGAAGATATGGAAGACGCCTTTGGTTATGACGAAACCAAATTTATGGATGCCGATGAAACTATAGATTTCTTTATGGATGAATTAGGTTTTGATGAAGACGACGCTAAAGGTAGGTCTGAAGAAATGGGTAAAGACCCTAAATTAGATGATAGTTCAGAGTTTAAAGATAAGAAAAATTTTGTCATGAAAGGTCGACTTACAGAAAAAGGAAAAGTTTTAAGTAAAGAAGACTTAATTAAGATGGCTGACGATATGTTAGTTAGTAAATCTGAAGATAAAGATTTAAAAATTGACCGTAAACTTTCACCAATATTAGTTAGAAATATAAAAGCATTAAAAAAATTGGCATTATTAGATGGTATATCAACATCTGAATTAGTTAAAATTTTAAAAAATGAATAAGGAATTATATAACAGAAAAGTTAAAGTACCTGAATCACTTTGTAATCACCTCTCTCAGTGTTTTGATTCTGTTGATGCCGATAGTAATGTTGAAGGATTTAATAGAAACCAAGATTTAAGAAAAAGTGGTGTGGCCACTTACCAACAAATTAAAAGAATTAAAAATTGGTTTGAAGGTTATGAGGGTAATAAAGAAGATTCCCCATACATTTTAAATGGTGGTGAAAGAATGGAAAAGTGGTGTGATAGTGTTTTAGACCACTGGAGAAAAACTTTAGACATAGGTAAAAAAGCCAAATCGGAAGGTGGTATGGAAAATGAATATATAAAATATCACACTAAAGATGGGATAGTTGTTAGTCCTAGTCAAAAACATGAGAAAGGTATTAACAAATTTGACACATCTGTAACTGAACAAATAAAACAAATAAACGATATAATGAAAACATTAATATAATGGCAACACAAAATGACAAATTAGACTTCGCACAACCAGCTAACTCATTATCTGAATATGCTGAAGCGGAAAGAGCAAAGTTATTCCCTAAGAATGATTTTTCACCAAAAAGTGACCTTTACTCACCTCAACATCCTGATGCGATGGCAGACGGTGATAATATTGGTAGAGGTACTGCTAAATTTTTAGATGTCTACAACGAAACTGCTGGTACTTCAACAGATATACAGGCAAGGGTTGAAAACACAAAAATTGATAAATATAGTCCTAATAAACCCTACCCTAACTTCGACTTGTAATGAAATTACTTACCACAGTTAAAGGTCTTATAAATGAAATCGCGTCTCTTGATGACATTCAAAAGTCAATAAGAGAACGAAAAGTTGTAACTATTAATTATGACGGTAAAGAACCTGGTGGTAAGGGATATAGAACAATTGAACCCGTTTGTGTGGGTTATAGTAAAGGAGGTAATAATATGGTACTCAGAGCTTGGGATACTGAAGGAGCGTCACACACTGCAACTATAGGTGAAAAACCATTACCGGGGTGGAGACTATTCAGAGTTGATAAAATATTTACTTATAAGTTAACTAATGATACCTTTAATGAACCTAGACCTAACTACAACCCTAACGGTGACAACAGTATGTCTAGTGTAATTTTAAACGCAAAATTTTAATATAGAATAATATGAGTGACTTAATGCAGAAATTAGCAGTTTCTAAAAAAATAATGGATAAACACAACGGAACACCCAGAAATCAGGGTGGGGGTTCGTTACCCATGTCCGAAAATGTAAACGCAACATATAATGTACCTCAAGAAATGTTACAACAACAGGTACCACAACAACCTCAAATTCCACAACCAGTTAATAATGGAGAACCTGTAAGTGAGAATGCAATTAAAAATTCTAAATTACCTGATGAAATAAAAAAATTAATGTTAGAGAATCCTATAGTTCAACCACAATCTAATGGTCCGGTATTAACTGACGAACTAATACAAGGAGCCACACGACTAATGAATAATAATACAGTACCTCAAACAGGTCCTTTACAAAACGAAGGTAATACAGTTACTTCTAATTCTTCAACAATACCAAACAATAACGATTTAAAACAAATGATTAGAGATGTTGTTCGCGATACGGTTAGAGATGTGGTTAGAGAAGAATTAAAAAGCTCTGGAATTGTTACCGAAGGAAACCAAAAAGTTAACGAAACTCTATCCCTTAGAGTAGGTAAACATGTGTTTGAAGGGAAAGTCCTTAAAGTAAAAAAAGTAAAACAATAACAATACCTTTTCTTATTAAAAATCTTTTACTATATTTTGATTAAAATTAAATTATATGTCAAAGATAAGAGTATTAGTCCTACCATCCGATAGAACAGGTGTCGGTAAATTTCGTTCAGTTGAACCTCACATTTTTTTACAAAATCAAAATCCTGATGACTTTCATGTTGATATAGATTATGACCCAAAAATTAATGATGATGACTTTTGGAAAAGTTATGATATGGTTCATTTTCATAGAACAATCACTAAAGATTATGATAGTACACCCGCATTAATTGATAAATTACATAAATGGGGTATAGTTACGGTTGCAGATATTGATGATTATTGGTTACCCACTAAAGAACATCCTGCTCATGCTATGATTCAAAATAATAAGTTGAATCTAAAAATAAGAGCGAACTTAAAAGCTGCTCAATACGTTACAACAACCACAGAGATTTTTGCTCAAGAAATAAAAAAGTTTAATAAAAATGTTTTTGTTTTACCAAACGCAATTAATCCTAACGAACCTCAATTCAAACATAAGACAGAACCATCAGATAAATTAAGGTTTGGATGGTTAGGTGGTTCCTCACATTTACATGATTTAAAAATATTAGATAATTGTTTTAGTAAATTAGGTAACTTAAAAGAAAAATATGAATTATATTTGTGTGGTTTTGATACAAGAGGTTCGGTAACTGAAATTGACCAAAAAACGGGTAATCAAAAACAAAGAGATATTAAACCAGAAGAAACGGTGTGGGCTGAGTATGAAAAAATATTCACAAAAAATTATCAGGATGTTCCTGAAGAATATAAGAAATACCTTTTAACGTATAAACAACAACCTTACAACGATGAACAATATTATCATAGAGTTTGGACACAACCTGTTACTTCGTACGCTAAAAATTATGCAAAATTTGACGTATCTTTAGCTCCGATTAAAAATCATATCTTTAATAGAATGAAATCTCAATTGAAAGTAATTGAAGCAGGATTTTATAAAAAGGCGATTATAGCCTCAAATATTGGACCCTATACTATCGATTTAAAACACGCACTTAAATATGGTGAATTTGTTGATGGTAACGCATTATTAGTAAATGAGGGTAGAAATCATTCAGATTGGGCAAAATATATTAAGAAATTGGTTAATAACCCGACATGGGCTGAAGATTTAGGTGAAAGGTTGTATGAAACAGTTAAAGACACTTATGATTTAAATGTAGTAACAAAAACGAGAGCAGAAATATATAAAACAATAACAAAATGATAGATTTACCATTAAACAAACTTTTATTTTTCGATTTAGAAACTGTGGGTATCGAGAAAGATTTACCGACACTTAAGAAAAATAGACCAGAATTAGCAAGATTATTTGAGAGTTACTTAGATTGGTTTATTAGGAAATATCCTGACCAAGAAGGTAAAACACCTGAAGAGATTTTTATTAATAAGGCGGCATTAGTTGCGGAGTTCTCTAAAATTATAGTTGCATCTTTTTCTTTTATAACTCCAAGCGATGAGGTACATACTCAAACATTTGCCGAAGATGATGAAAAAGAATTATTACTTAAGGTAAGAGACTTATTAAATAAAGTTCAGAAATTAGATTTTCACTTATGTGGACATAATATTAAATTTTTCGATATACCAACTTTAGGTAAAAGATTTTTAACTAATAATATCTTACCACCAAAAATATTACCTTCATATGAAACTAAACCGTGGGAGGTAAAAGCTTTAGATACTAAAGATATTTGGCAATTTGGTAACAATTTTGGGATATCATCATTAGATTTAATGTGTGTGTCAATGGGTATTGAAAGTCCTAAAACAGGTGAAGTAAGTGGTAATTTAGTACACGACACCTATTGGAACGCAAATGGATTATCACCAATAGCAGATTACTGTGAAAAGGATGTAAATGTACTTGTGGAATTAATTAGAAAAATTTACAATTTAAAATAAGATATGTTTAAAAAATTTAATGAATTAAAAAATGATATGTCTAAATTGAAAGACATACAAAAACAACTTAGTGATGTGGACATGTCCGACCCTAAAGCAATGTTAGAGTCTTTCGGTGTTGATTATGATGAGTTAGAAAAATCATTCACTCATACGGGATTTGAACCAACACAAATAGATTATACTTTTAAATCCGTTAATCCTGAACCTAAATACCATTATGGTAGTGATTCGGGTTTCGATTTAAGGGCTAATGAGAAAGTGACATTAGAACCATTTGGTAGAGCGCTTATCCCAACAGGATTATATATTGATGTACCACAAAGGAGTGAGGTACAAGTAAGACCTAAAAGTGGTTTAGCGATTAAAAAGGGTTTGACTGTACTTAATACGCCAGGTACTATAGATGAAGGTTATACTGGTGAAATAAAGGTTATATTGATTAATCTTAGTAATGAAACTCAAGTAATTGAATTTGGGGATAAAATTGCACAAGCGGTAATAAGTCCTGTAATTCAAGGTAGAGATGTGAAATTAAATAGAGTTAAAGAAATAAAAGAAAAAGACCGTAACTCAAATGGGTTTGGGTCGACAGGAAATTAAGTAAAATTTTATGATAACAATTGGATATTGTACTAAAAAAATTGACCCTAAATTTAAAGAATATATAGAACAATCCTGTGGTGTTCATAAAATGGAAGTGATACCATTTGAAAATCCAGGGACCCATTCATTAAGTGAAGCGTACAATATAATTTTAAAAAAGGCAAGTAACGATATAGTCGTATTATGTCACGATGACCTTTACTTCGAAAAAAAGAATTGGGGGAACAAAGTACTCAAGCACTTTAAAAGGAACCCTGAATATGGTATTTTAGGAGTTGCGGGTACTAAATTTTTTCCAAAATCGGCAAGATGGTGGGAAATCCAAGAAGAAATGTTAGGTATTGTAAATCACCAACAAGGTGAGAAAAAATGGACTAATCAATATAGTGAATCAAAAGGTAGTAAATTAGACGAAACAGTAATCGTTGATGGTCTTTTCATTGCTTTAGATAAAACTAAAATAAAACATACTTTCGATGAATCATTTGATGGGTTTCATTTTTATGACTTAGGTTTTAGTTTTAAAAACCATATTAGCGGAGTTAAGGTTGGTGTTTTTTATGATGTGAGAATAACTCACCTTTCAATAGGTCAGACAAATAATGAATGGGAAAATAATAGGTTAAAATTCTTAAGTATGTACGAAGATAAATTACCTATACTTTTACCTACTAAATTTAATAAAAAACCAATAAAGAAAGGGGAACCGTTAGTCACATTAGCAATGCCAATTTATAACTACGCTAAAAGGTTAAACCCTACTTTACAATCAGTTTATAACCAAGATTACACTAATTTTGAAATTACATTAGTAAATGATGGTTCAGATGATAAGTACTGTTTAATGAAATTAGATTCATTAGAAGGTCAAGAAGGTATACGAATAATTCATAAAGAGAATACGGGAGTTTCTGATACTCGAAACGTGGCAGTTAGAGAAGGTAAAGGGGAATATATTTTACCTTTAGATGCAGACGATATGATTTATCCTGGTTACCTTAAAACAGGCGTTAACATTATAAAGAAAAACCCTAAAATAAGTCCTGTTTATTGTGATACTGTTCATGTTGGAGAAATGCAAGGATTAGAAAAAAGACCTGAGTGGTCAAAAGAAAGACTTTTACAGGGTCCATTTATAGTTAATAGTTCTATGTATTCTCGCGAGGCATATAACTCAATAGAAGGATATAATACGGAAATGAAAGGGTGGGTCGATTACGATTTATGGGTACAAATGATGGACGCTGGTTTTATTGGTAAGAGAATACCCAAAGGACTATTTATATATTTCCACCATGAAAGTGAAGGTAAGGGTTCAGTCTCTACATCCGCACGACAAAATATGGGTGAATTACATAAAACAGTCTTAGAAAGACATAAAAACAGAAAAAATAATAGTAATGACTAATATTGACCAACAAAACAATGGTAACCCACACACTCACGAAACTAGAAACTCCTTTAATCAAAAAGTTGCTAAATTAGCTATGCTCGGTAGAAGTAAAAAGGTACTGTGGAGTGATAAAAGAAGGTATAGAAATATATAAATAAAGTGAAAAATTTTAAATCCGATATAGAATTATTATTTGATAAAGTTTTAAAACGAAAAAAATTCGCCTTTAGTAAATATGCCGATGGGGAATATAAAATTTTAATTAACCAACCAATAACTAACTGTGATGGGTGGTCATTTAAACCAAATAATAATGATAAAGAGTTTAAATTACTATTAGAGTCATTTAAATATCAACATGAAGATTATCATGTGGGTGTTAGTTGTAGTTGTTGTCAACCTATGGAACATGTACAATGGATGAGAGACAATGTAGGGTCATCTAATGTAACTTGGGCAAATATATTTGTTAATTCTAATTATGAATATTTTAAAGATAAATTTTTACCTGAATTTAATAAATGGGAAGGGAGAATTATACTATACGCGAATAAAGAAGGAATAAATAAAAAATTACCTTTTAAAGTTGATAAATATATCCCGTTAAATTTAAACTCATGGAAAGAACCTGAAGTTAGTCAATTAATTGAATCATCTAAAACTTATTCTGACGAAGAAGAAAATCAACTATTTCTTTTTTCCGCAGGACCTTTAGGTAATATCCTATCACATCAGTTACATTTACATAATAAAAATAACACATATATTGATATTGGGTCAACTATTAATCCATGGATTGTTGGCAACAATAGAGGATATTTAAGACAAAAAAGTAATAAAGTGTGCATATGGTAAATAATATATTATTATGTTTTGGAACCAGGCCAGAATGGTTAAAAATAAAACCCTTAATAAAGGAGTTAGATAACTACAAACTTTTATTTACTGGGCAACATCCTGATTTACTTAAAGATATTAAAGTAGATTATAGAATTATAATATCTGAATCTCATAATAGATTAGACCAATTAATTAGTGATTGTATTACTCAATTTCCTGAAGGGGATTTTGACACAGTATTAGTTCAAGGCGATACCGCATCCGCCTTCGCTTGTGCCATCGCAGCCTTTAATAGACAGAAAAAAATAGTTTATTTAGAATCAGGTTTAAGAAGTTATAACCTTAACCACCCATATCCTGAGGAAGCTTACAGACAAATGATATCTAGAATATCAGATGTTAATTTGTGTCCTACAGAACTTTCAAAAAATAATTTAATTTCTGAAAAAATTAACGGAATTTGTCACGTAGTTGGTAATACCGTATTAGATAATCTTTTAGAATATAAAAGTAAATGTGAATACACAAATAAGGTTTTAGTAACATTACATCGAAGAGAGAATCATCATTGGATGAGTGAATGGTTTATAGAATTAAATAATATTGCTAAACAAAATCCTGATTTAGAATTTATCTTACCTATACATCCAAACCCTAATGTTCAGAAACACAGAGACCTTTTAACTCACGTCAATGTGATTGAACCTCTTAATCATTCTGAACTTTTAGAATTATTGGTGAAAGTAAAATTTGTGATTAGTGACAGTGGAGGACTACAAGAAGAGGGTAGCTTCTTTAATAAAAAGGTAATTGTATGTAGAAAGACTACCGAACGTCCCGAAGGAATTGATACGGGACATCTTTATATGTGTGAATTACCCAAAGAATTATCAGTATTATTTGAAATTATTAATAAGGATTATACCGTTAATTCAGAATGCCCATATGGTGACGGTAAAAGTAGTAAAAAAATATCAAAACTATTATGAAAAATACTGTACAAATTTATGGTTTACCAAGAAGTGGTACCAATTTTTTAGAATGGACTTTAAAAGAATATTTTAAAAATATTAAATATAAAGATTTTTATGAGAAATGTGATGTAGAACAGTTAAGTATACATAATAAGAATATGGCCGTTAAACACTCTTACCCATCATTTAAATTTTCAGATAAAGTTATAGTCATTTATAAAGACTACGAGAAGTGGAATAAAAGTTATCGTAAGTGGTCACATAATAATGGTATTATCGAAGTGTGGGAAAATTACCTTAAAAAGTCTAAAGAATTAAATAGTGATAATTGTATAATAATTTCACATGATGAACTCTATTGTAATTACAAAAATAGTATAAACTTATTTTCTAAAAAATTTAATTTAGAACTTAACGAAAAAGAAATACTTTTACCTAAAAACCGTTTTAATAAAGGTGGGTCAAGAGCTAAACCTAACACAAAACAAATATATAAACATGAATAATATCACAGTAATTTTAAATTGTTATAAAAGACCTGAGTATCTTAAGGAACAAATTGAATCTATTGAAAATCAAACGATTAAGCCTAAAGAAATATGGATATGGTACAATGCACCTGAAAACTCAAAACAAATAAATTTAAACGAAAGTTTCGGTAAATACAAAATAATTCAATCAAACCATAACTTTAAATTTCATGCGAGATTTGCAATGGGTTTAATGTGTCAAACAGAATATGTTGCATATTTTGATGATGACACCATACCCGGTAAAAAATGGTTTGAAAACTGTTTAAATACTATAGAAAAAACGGGTGACGGTATTTTAGGCGCTACAGGCGTCATACTAAATGGTGAAACCTACGATAATAACTATAAAGTGGGTTGGAATGGTACTAAGAGTACTGAAATAACTGAAGTAGATTTAGTGGGACATGCTTGGTTTTTAAAACAAAAAAATTTAAAATATTTGTGGTATGAAAAACCAGAATCTTTAGAAAATGGAGAAGATATTCAACTTAGTTATTTATGTCAAAAATATGGTAACGTTAATACTTTCGTCCCACCACATGGAAACGATTTACAAACATGGGGTAGCTTACCTGAAAAAGGAAGTGTTTATGGAAATGATAAAAACGCAAATTGGTTACATAAAACCAATCATAAACCATTAAGGAATAAAATAGTAAAAAATTTATTATCAAAAGGATGGAAAACAGTAAAAACAAAAAAGTAGTTGGAATAATTGGAAATGGGTTTGTAGGTGAATCACAAATATTTGCCTTTTCACCGACAAACGAAATAAGAGTGTATGATATTGACCCATTAAAATCAACTCACACAAAAGAAGAAACTCATAATTCAGATTTTATATTTGTATGTGTACCAACACCTATGAGTGTTGACGGTAGACAAGACCTATCCTTCATTGACAAAGTTTTTGAAGAGTCTATTGAAGGTCCGATATACATTATTAAATCAACCGTTTTACCGGGTACAACAAATGAATTACAAAAAAAATACCCACATTTAAATATAATCTTTTCGCCTGAATTTTTAACTGAGAGAACTGCAAAATTAGATATGTTAACTCAAGCTAGAATAATTTTTGGTGGAGATAAAAATTTAACGGATAAAGTTGAAAAATTATTTTCAAACAGATTTATGAATCGACATTTTATACATACTGATTCAAAAACTGCCGAATTCATAAAATACATGAATAACACATTTTTTGCAACTAAAGTTTCATTAATGAATGAGTACTATAGGTTAGCAAGTTTAGTTGGAGTTAATTGGGATGACGCCATATATGGTTTTTCATCTGATGGTCGTATTGGTGATTCACATCTACATGTCCCCGGACCCGATGGAAAATTAGGTTTTGGTGGGACTTGTTTTCCTAAAGATATTAACGCAATAATATCTATGGCTAATGATGTTGGTGTTAATATGAATGTATTAGACGCGGCGTGGAAAACAAATTTAGAAGTGAGACCTGAGCAGGATTGGAATAAATTGAAAGGGAGAGCAATTAGTTAATATGGATTTATCAATTGTTGTTGGTAGTTGTGATAAGTATAGTTTTTTGTGGGATAAATTTACAAAAAGGTTTAATCAGTATTGGGACGTAGATATTGAATTAAAAAAATATTTGATTTCTGAAACCGTAGATTTTAGTGGTAATACATTTGAAACATTAAAATGTGGTAATGTACCATATACTAAATGTCTTGAAAATGCGTTAGAGAGTATTGATTCAAAATATATTTTATGGTTGCAAGATGACTATTTTTTAGTTAAAAAATTAAATAGTAAAATAATTTATGATTCTTATAACCTTATAAGTGAAGAAAGTAACATTATAAGGGTTGGGATTCATCTTGACTCAAAGTATTATAGTACAACTAAACATAATGATACTCCCTTCAATAAATTTTCAAAAAATAGTATGTATAGTATTAGTATGCAAAGCTCAATATGGGACAGAGAAAAGTTATTGAAATTTTTAAAAGAATCACCTAATGAAAGTCCATGGGAATTTGAATTAAATGGTACCAAAAGACTTAATATGACTGATTATGATGTATTTTTTCATAAATTACAAGATAGTTGGTACGAAGAGGCCATGAAAAAGGGTGTTAAAACAAAAGTATACTATGAGCATTAAATCTAAAAATATAATTCAATTCTCACCTATTAGGTCTGGGTCAACTTTAGTTTATAATATTTTACGTGAATTTTCTAATGTTAGAAAAACTCATAATATATCCGTAAAAAATGGCCAACTATATGTCATAACCTATAGACACCCATATAATTGTATTATATCCTCTTTATTAAGAAATGAAAAAAAAATTAATTCATTAAATATAAAGTCAGAAATAAGTGAATACTTAAAAAATGGTGGTAAAGACTTATTAGAAAATGATTTATTAAAAAAAAATATTCTATTATTACAATATGAAGAATTTTTTAACAATTATGAAGTGATATATAATAAACTTGAAAATTTTTTAAATATTAATATCGATGAAAATAAAAAAATTGAATTATCAAAAAAATATCACATTACTAATGTTAAAAAAATGACTAATAAATATAAAACTTTTAAAGAATATGATAAGACAACACATTTACATGGAAAACATATATCAGAGTATGATGGGCAAACTGATTATAAAAAAATTCTTTCTGAAAATGACATCTACGTGTTAAAAGAAAATAAAAGTTTAAATGAAATAATTAAAAAATTTAACTACGAATTATGAGATTAATTACTGGAAATGGACTAGTTGGGTCCACATTAAAAGGTGACGTTAAAATTACGTCCAAAGAATTTGATTTAAGAAACACAGAAAGTGTTAAATCTATGTTTAAATTTTATAACCCTACAGAAGTAATTCACACCGCAGCGAAAGTTGGTGGGTTAGGTTCGAATATGAAATATAAGGGAGAATACTTTTATGATAATATAATGATAAATACCAACGTAATTGAACAGTCAAGAAAAAACGGTGTTGAGAAACTTGTTACATTTTTATCTACTTGTGTGTTTCCCGACAATGTGGATTATCCTCTCACAGAGGGAAAAATACACTTAGGCGAACCCCATATATCAAATAACGCTTATGCTTACGCAAAACGAATGGCAGACGTTCAAATCAGAGCATATAGAGAACAATACGGACTTCAATATAAGTCAGTTATACCCACGAACATATATGGACCAAATGACAACTTCTCGTTAGAACACGGTCACGTAATGCCAATGTTAATACATAAAATGTATTTAGCACAAAAAAATAACACCCCTTTTGAAGTGTGGGGGACGGGAAAACCGTTAAGAGAATTCATTTATTCAAAAGACGTTGCAAGGCTAACAGAATGGGTTTTGAAAGAATACAACGAAGATGAACCAATAATACTTACAACTTCTGAAGAAATATCAATTAAAGATTTAGTTGATTTATTAGTTGAAGAGTTTAACTTTAAAGGTGAAGTGATATTTGATACAAGTAAACCTGAAGGTCAATTTAGAAAACCATCAGACAATTCAAAAATCAAACATTACTTACCTGACTTTAAATTCACACCGATAGAGGAGGGTATAAAAGAGACTGTTAATTGGTTTATTGAAAATTATGAAAATACAAGAAAGTAAAGTCGCACTTATTACGGGAATCAACGGACAAGATGGTTCATATTTAGCGGAATTTTTATTGAATAAAGGATACGAAGTATGGGGTACAATTAAAAGAAACTCAGTATCGGAAAATCAAACAAATCGTTTAGAAAATACTTACCACAAAATCAAAAATAATTTAGAATATGTTGATATGACGGACCTATCATCATTAGTTAGGATTATTCAAAAATGTAACCCCGATGAGATATATAATTTAGCCGCACAATCACACGTAAGAATTTCTTTTGACCAACCTATCTATACCGCCAATGTGACTGGAATTGGAGTTTTAAATTTATTGGAGTCAGTTAAATTAGTTAACCCAAATATTAAAATTTATCAAGCTTCATCATCAGAAATGTTTGGTAACACAATAGATGATGATGGGTTTCAAAGAGAAACTACGCCAATGAATCCAGTTTCACCATATGGGTGTTCTAAAGTTTTTGCATATAATATTAGCAGAAACTATCGCAATTCGTATGGTATGTTTGTTTCAAATGGGATACTGTTCAATCATGAATCACCTAGAAGAGGTACTAATTTTGTAACTAATAAAGTTGTTAAAACTGCAGTTGAGATAAAAATGGGATTACGTAATGAATTATGTTTAGGTAATATGGAAGCGACAAGAGATTGGGGTCACGCCAAAGATTATGTAGAGGCTATGTGGTTAATATTACAACAGGATTCACCTGATGATTATGTATGTTCTACAGGTATTTCTCATACAGTTCAAGACTTAGTTGATTATGTCTTTAGAAAATTAGATTTAGACCCTATACTTTATATAAAACAAGATAGTAAGTATTTAAGGCCTGAAGAATTAAAAGACTTAAAGGGGGATAGTACTAAATTAAAAAATTCCACAGGGTGGAAACCAAAATATAGTTTTGAAACTATGTTAGATGAAATGATTGAGTACTGGTTAAAAAAGTTAGATTAAAATAAAAAAATTAACATTACGTAAATGGCAAGAAAAGGAGAATCGGGTACACGAAAATTACCAAGAAAAGATTTAATAAATAAAATAATTAATAAAAATCCTAAACAAAAATTTTTATCAGAAAGTCAAAAAGAATATCACGAAATATTAAAGGAGAACGAAATAACAATATGTACAGGACCTGCAGGGGTAGGTAAATCATATATCGCAATGAAAGCTGCGGTAGAACTTTTAATGGACCACAATAACTCTTATGAAAAAATAATCATTGTTAGACCGGCAGTTGAAGCTGAGGAAAAATTAGGAGCATTACCTGGAAATTTAGAAGAAAAATTAGACCCATATATTTTTCCATCGTATTACCTATTAAATAAAATTATAGGTAAAGAGGCTAGAGAAAAATTAAAAGAAAACGATATTATAGAGGTTTTCGCTTTAGCTTATATGAGAGGTATGAATATTGATAACTCAATTTTAATATTTGAAGAGGCTCAAAATTCAACACCTTCTCAGATGAAATTACTATTAACTAGAATAGGGTTTAATAGTAAATTTTTCATATCAGGAGATATTGACCAAACGGATAGGTATAAAGATAAAACACAATCAGGGTTATACGACGCAACAACTAGATTTAAAAATTTAGACAAAGTTGGCACATATGATTTTAAAACAGACGATATCATTAGAAATCCTTTGATTAGTAAATTATTAGATAGATACGACGCATGAGAGTAGCATTTGATTTAAATGGTGTAATTAGAGACACTTTCACAAAGGCAGAACAATTATATCAAAAACATTATATTGATGAATTTGAGGACGAAAATAATTCTGTTTATAATGAAGAGACTGAAGAATTTGATAAAGTATTATCTGTCGATGACTTTAAATACGAATTAGATTTACCTGTAAAAAATTTAGACGATTTAATCAATCATTTTAAATTTAAAGATAAAGAAGATTTATTTGAATTCTTTTATATCGATTTTGCTATGCAAATTTTTGGTCACTCACCGTCTATAGATGGACCAACTTTTAATATTTTAAATGAAATATACGAAACGTTAAGAGACGACCATGAAGTACTAATAGTATCTGATGAAATCGGCAAGTCAAAACCTGCTACACTATTTTTTTTATCCAAGTATGGTTGTTTGGTTGAGAAAATAAAATTTTATTCTAATATTACAATAGATAGTATGTGGGATGAAGTTGATATACTAATTACTTCCAACCCAAACCATATTATAAACCAACCAAAAAATAAAACAGTTATTAAATGTACAACATCGTATAATGAAGATATTAATTCAGAATACACTATCAACGATATTGGAGAATTTAAAGAACTATATAAACAATTAAAATTAAAATAATGTTACAATTTTTAGAAGAAAACTATTATGTTGACTTTATTGCTTTAGAAAAAGAGGTTAATATACCTAAAAATGAAGACGGTAAAGAAATAACTACTGAAAAAGAAACTGAAAAAACCTCTGAAGATAAATTTGCTCAACACATAAGTGTGGTAAAATTTGAAACAATAAAAATGATGTTAGAGGTCGTTTTAACTGAAAGAGAGGAAATAGACGATAACTTAGGTATACGTGCGGGAACTTCAAAGTCTTTAAGTATTCCCTTTAAAATTGCATTTAATACATTATTAAGACACGGAATAATAAAATATATATAAATTATGGATACAGAATTATTAAAAAAAGTTGAATTATCAGTTCAACGATTAACAGATAAATCAGTAAGGATTTATTTTTTAACACAAGACACTAAGGGAAATGCTAAGGCTTCCGTAAGACAAACTTATGAAATCGCCTTAACCCTAAAAAATAACGGATTTAATCCAATAATCATTCATGAAACAAAAGAATATACAGGAGTTTCTGAATGGTTAGGTGAAGAATATATGGAATTACCTCATGAAACTATTGAAGGTGAGGATTTAAAAATTTCTCCTGAAGATTTTATTGTAGTACCTGAAATATATGGTCACGTATTAGAGCAACTTGCTAATCTACCGTGTGGTAAAATCATCTCATGTCAGGCTTATGACCATATGTTAGAAACTTTACAACCTGGTACGACTTGGTCACAATATGGTTTCCTAAAAGCTATAACTACTAGTGAAAAACAAACAGAACTTGTTAAGGGTGTTATGAAAAATGTCACATTTGACATTATACCACCTTTTATATCTGAAAAGTTCTCAGCGAAAGAAGTACCATCAAAACCAATCATTTCAATTCATACTCGTGACCAAAGAGACACTATGAAAATAATAAAAACTTTTTATTTAAAGTACCCACAATTTAGATGGGTTACATTTAGAGATATGAGAGGTCTTAATCAAGAGCAGTTCGCAGAATATTTAAAAGATTCTTTTGTTTCTGTATGGGTAGATGATACATCATCAGTAGGTACTTTCCCAATCGAATCAATGGCAAGTAGAACACCCGTAATTGGAAAAGTTCCCAACCTAAAACCTGATTGGATGGCGGAAAACAACGGAGTTTGGACATACGAATTAAATCAAATGACTGACATCATTGCTGAATTTACTCAGAATTGGTTAGAAGATAACATTAATGATGATTTATATAATGCAGGTATAGAGACATCCGATAAATTTAAGAATAGAGATGAATTCGAATCAAATGTAGTTGGAACATTTTCAGGTTACTTAGAAAATAGAAAAACTATATTCGAAACACAATTAGATAAACTAAAAGTAGAAGAAGAAAATTAATAATTATGGAAAATAAATTAAACGTATCAGTTATACTACCTATTAATTCTTCAAAAGTTAAAAACTTTGTTGAGTTCTTTAATAGTTGTATACTTTCAATAGTAAAACAATCAACACCAATTGATGAGTTAGTTATTGTACACAGTGATGAAGAGTCACTAAAAGAAGTGGTTCAAAACTTTGACTATAGTGGTCTAACAGTAAACTTAGTTGAAAATACAGGTGATGTTGATTTCTCATCTCAAGTAAACTTAGGAGTTGAAAACGCTAAAAATGAATGGATTTCTTTATTAGAGTTTGATGACGAATATGCGTCAATATGGTTTAAAAATGTTAAACGATATATGGAGGCGTATCCAAAAGTATCAGGATTCTTACCATTAGTGTTAGACGTAGATGAAAAAGGTGTTTTTGCTGGATTTACAAATGAGGCGACCTTTGCAGCTAATATGAATAGTGAGATTGGTTACTTAACTAATGAAGTTTTATTAAACTATCAAAATTTTCAAACAAGCGGAGTCGTACTTAAAAAATCAGTTTTTAAAGACTTTGGTGGATTTAAAAAATCCATGAAATTAACTTTTGTATATGAGTTCCTACTAAGGTTAAGTTATAATTCAGTAGAAATAATGACAATACCTAGAATTGGTTACAAACACATGAACATGAGAGAAGGTTCAATTTTTTGGAATTACAAATTTGGTGAGCAAAAAATATCTGAAGACGAAGTTGCGTTTTGGATTGACTCGGCGAAAAAAGAACATTTTTTTATTGAAGATAGGGACATAAACTATCAAGCAATAGATGTTTAATGTTTTTAGAACCAAAAAGTGCTACTACAACTAATAACGATTCAAATAAAGTGGTTGTTTCAGGTAATACTGAAACTCCTGAAGTGATTGAAAAGAAAAAAAGAGGTAGAAAACCAACAACAAATAATTATTTTGCGGAAAGAGAAGAGAGAGCGGTTAGATTATTTTTAACTGCTTCCACTTTTACCGAAAAAAATGAAATTTACGATGAGTATCTAAAAGCGCCTTTAGATAAAATGATTGAATCAATCATTAGAAGATATAAACTTTATAGAAAAGGAATGGAGTTTCGTGAAATTAATCATGATACACATTCTTTTTTAATAACAAAAGTTGAAAAATTTAAACCTGAAAAAGGTAAAAAGGCGTATTCATATTTTGGTACTATATGTAAGAACTACCTAATGGGTATGATTATTAAAGACCAAAAAGAACAAAATAGAAAAATTTCATATGAAGATATAACTACTAAATTAGAAAGTAGACCTGATATGATTTACTATCTTGAAAATGAAAAGATAGAGGCGACGGATGTAATTAAAAGATTCATAAAGGAACTTAATGATTATATAGAAAATACCGATTTAAATAATAACGAATTAAAGTTAGGATATGCTTTGATGGAATTATTTGAAAACTATAACAATATTTTTATAGGGACAGATAATAATAAATTTAATAAAAATATAATACTACTATCTCTACGTGATATGACAAATATGTCCACTAAGGAAATAAGGACATCAATGAGAAAGTATAAGAAATTATATTATGAGTTGACAAATAAATTACATAATCTATAAAAAAAATATTCTATAAATATTTATAACATTATGGCGAGACCTAAAAAAAAAGAAATAGTACTAAGTAAAGACTCCGTTCTTTCACTTATGCAAGAAATTTACAATGAACTTGTAGAACAAAGGGCAACCGCTATAAGGATACAAAATAAAATGTTGGCAATGCTAAAAGACCCTGAGGATATGACCGTTATTGGGCCCGTTATCAAAGAACAACAAAAAATCGTAAATGATACTATAGAAAAGAAACTATCACTTTCTAAGTTACAGTCAACAATATGGGAAAAGACTAATAATACCTCAAGTGAGGAATTTAGTTTATCTGAGATTGATGATGACACTTTACAAACCTTAATACAACAAGATTTAAGTAGTGGTGACAAGAAGGACGGTTATAAACTTGATTAAAAATAACCATTATGTCGATAAAAGATAAGTTTAACCAGGCTAGTTCTAAAGTAGACGCATACAAATCCACTATTAGTACTGCGGTTAATCAAAAAAAACTACAAAAAATATCTGACGGCTTAGATAGTAACTTTCAAAACGCAAAAAGTGACGCCCTAAAGCAATTAAACGCTATGGGTGATATCAAACAAAGGGCTCAACAAGAAATTGAGAATGTATTTGATGAATTAACTAAGTTGTTCAAAAAAACTATGCCTAGTGGTAAAAACACCGGTTCTTCCACTATTGATTTCCTAATAAAGCAAGTTTTAATGGCTAGCGAAAACACTAAATCTAGAATAGGTGAGATTGTTGCTGAAGAGGTATTGAAAGTTGCTGGATGTTCAGAAGAACAAGAGTTTAACACTCAACCAATTTACATACCTGTTAACGATATTGATTTAAGGGAATTATTAAAAAACGACCCCTCATCCAAGCCATGGACATTTAGATATGAAAAAGATGCAATAAATGTCGGTTCTCAACCATTTTCAATGGATAAAGAACTTTATAATAGACTTCAGAATGAGGGTGTACCATTTACTGCAGAATACGGTAGTAGTTACATTGGCGCATCAGGAGCCGGTATTTTTGATATAAAGTATGTTACACAATACCCCGACCCTAATACTGGAACACCTATTTTTGGTGATTTTTACGAGGTAACGTTAGCCAATAGATTAAATGGTGATAATTTAGGTGATTTCTTAAGAGATTATTACGGTTCTATAGATATAATTAATTTTAATATGATATCGGTAGAGATTATGAATATGTTAACTAACATTATTGATATTTCAGGTGGTATTTCCGTTAATCAAAAAGAAGAGCAGACTAAGTTTGAAAAAATATTACAAAGAATATTAGGACTTTGTTTTGATAATAATAGAGAAATTGATGTTCAGGGTACCGCTAAGTTAGGTCAATTAGATAATATAGACCCATCGTTTTTTGAGATGTCCCCACTTGATTTAAAAAATATTGAGATTGAAGTTAATAATATGATTCAGGGGGTTACCGAATTCACTGACTGTAATAATGTCAAATTACCCGTCAATACTGAGTCACTATTAGATTCAATGGCTCAACTCATTAATGACGATGTTGGTAATGCCGGTCAAAACGCAGATAACTTAATGGATTTAGTCAACAAAATGGCTAAAGACCAAGATTGGAAACTCAATATACCATCAGGTGTTGATTTAAATTTAAATGTAGCCATTAATAATGATTTTTTAAAGATTATTCCAAAAGCTGTAATGTTTGCAATTTTAAGACCAAAAATGTTATTAGGGTTACAAATTGTAATGAAGTCAGTTAATCCAAATTTTGCGAATATATTGGCACTAAGTAACTTAGAGTCATTTATTAAAACGTTTGGTAAATTTATGACAGAAATGTTAAGTAAAATTGCTGCGATATTTGTTGAAGAATTATTCATTTTATTAAAAAAGAACTTAAGATTATTGGTAGAAACATTACTTGTAGAAATAGTTAAAGAAGCCAAAAATAAACAAGCCGCTATGATTGCCGGAGTTATATTTTTAATAATTCAATTAGTTCAGGGTTTTATTGATTATCGAGAATGTAAAAGTTTAGTTGATGAAATATTAAAATTATTGAACTTAGCTGCCGCAGCCACAGGTATATCGTTACCTTCTTTCGCTTTAGCGGCTAGTTCATTATTAGGTGGGTTCTCTCCGACAAGAGCAATGACAGAAGTGACGGAAAGACTTCAATCAATAGGTATACCAACAGGTGACCTTCCAAGTGGAGCAGTAAATATCGCCATGCCAGCAATGTTTCAACAAATAAAAGGTACTTACCAAGAGCAATTAGCTAATGGTAAAGTTGAAGTCTTTATACCACCATTAGCGGTACCACCTGTGATAGGAGGAGCGACCGCACCATCAAAGGCTTCAGGAAAATCGTATTAATATGGATGAAAATAAAATAACAAAAATACTATTAGACTATAAAAACAGTTCCAATAAAGATTTAATTGAAGCAATGGATTTTGTACAAAATGATTTTGAGGAGACTAAAACTAATATTATTAAATTAACTCGTCATTTAGATAGTACTGAAATAATTTATAATAAAATTTTAAACGAGTATAAAAAAAGAACTAAGTAATGGCTGATATACCGTATAATAATAGAATGATATATGTAGGTGAATGTATTGATAATATTGACCCTATGGGATTGGGCCGTATTCGTGCCGTACTAAAAACTGAAAACACTGCAGATAGGGAAAAAAGTGTTGCGGATACTGTAGGTGTTGTGGAAAAATGGACATCTAAAGACCCATTTGTTATTAGACCACTATTACCTGTCTTTATAAATACCGCACCTAAAAATGGTGAATTTGTTCATTTAATTTATTCTAACTCTGACGATAAATCTAATAAAGATAAATTTTATATCGGAGGTGTTTTTTCTTCCCTAACAAATGTAAAACAAGAACCTTATAATTCAGCAGTTAGTAATAGTAATTTAGGTAGTAGAAATAAACAACAGAAACAACTACGTAACCCAAATACAGGAATTGTATTTGAATCGTCTAATAAAGGAGTTTATTCCGAACCTGACGACATATCTATTGATGGTAGAGGAAGCGCCGATATTGTTGTTAAAGAAGATACCGTATTATTAAGGGCTGGTAAATATAATGGTCAACCTAGCCCAAATATTTACCCTGTGGGTAACGATAATAGGTCATTCTTACAACTTAGTAAATTTAATAAAAAAACAGTATACGGTGAAGCCGAAAAACTTTATAAGTTTAAGTATAGACACAAACCAATTAGAATTTTAGTAGAATATAATGTTGTAAATCCAGATAATAATTCAAACGCATATACAGGGGGTATTTATATTTATACTTTAACCCCTAACGAAAGAAATGGTAGTCAAAGTTTTGGTATAACTACAGATGTAGAGGACACCAAGAATCTATACCAAAAGTTTGATTTTTTAGCTCTATCCGTTAACGATTTGACACGCTTAATTAATAAAATAATTAACGGTGTTGCAGAAAAATTGGTACCTGATTTATCACTGATAACTACATCAGTTAAACCTTTAGGTCCTTTTAGATTAAGGGGTGGTGGAGATTCAACTTATCCAATTTATTTTAGACCTCAACCGAGTCTTTACAATAAATTAAATTCTGACACATCACAAACAAATGAGAAATTATTTATTGCTAATTTAATGGCTGGTGTAAAAGTTAAACAATCGGACTTAGTGGGTGGATATGGGTTAATATATGACCAAACAAAAAGAGGTGACGTACCTTTTACTCCTGAAAAAAATGAAGTGATTCCTGAAAAAGAAATATTATTAAATAATACTGCCTCCATACTGGGTGGAGATTTTGTGTATTTACTCTCACACAAATCATCAAAAAATGATACAGGTAAAATAAAATTATCTGACACATTATATGGTATTGAGGAATATACTCTTTCGGATGAAATTGAACCTAAAACGTCTTCTGTTGTTAGGGGAGAAGAATTAATCGAGCTATTAAATTTAATGGTACAGTTTCTTATAGGTCATGTTCATCCGTATCATGGTATGGTTCCTGACGGGACATCAACCAATGAAAAGATACTAAATAAGTATATTCGTATAAACTAAGTATTTATATTAAAAAGAGTTTATGTCTACTTATAAATCATATTTTAATAGAAACACAACTATTGTTTCAAATTCATACGCAAATACAGGTAGAAACCCTATATGTGAACTATTCTTTGGTGGGGTAGATAATGTAATTACTCCAAAAGGGTTTAGTCGTTTTTTATTCGATATTGAATTATCAGGAATAACTGAGCAAATTCATAAAGGGGTTATTTCTACGGGTTGTTCAAAGAATATGAAACATATTCTCAATATGACTAATACTTCATCATTTGATTTGGAATTATTAAATGACACATGGTCTAATGGAAGAAGAAGAGCGACTTCTTTTGATTTAGTATTATTTAGAATACCTAAAGTTTCAGGAACCACAGGAGATATTCAATCGTGGGATGAAGGTGTTGGGTACGATTATTATGATTTTACTGAATTACCTACAGACAAAGCCTACTCAAGTAGACCAACTAATTGGTACGAATCTCAAACTATTTCAAATTGGTCAGTACCAGGGGTATATGATAATTTAAATACCAATTCAAGTCCAGGATTAAATTTCTCAGGTTTAACTATTATTGATACTCAACATTTTGAATTTGGTAATGAAAATATTAAATTTGATATGACTCAAGAGATAAACGATATATTAACGGGGGCAACTACTGGAGTCACAGGATGGGGAATCGCCTTTTATCCTCAAGTTGAAAATATTACAGGACTAACTGAAAACTATTCGGTAGGATTTTTTACTACGAATACACAAACATTTTATGAGCCGTACTTAGAAACAACATACGATGATTTAATAGAGGATGATAGAAATATTTTTTATGAAAATAAAGAAAATAAATTGTATCTATATAGTTACCAATTTGGTAATCCTCAGAATTTCGATGAATTACCTAGTGTTGACATTACAGATATGAATGGTTCAATACTATATTTAGACTTACCAACCTGTCAAATAACTAATGGAGTATATGAAGTTATAGTACCACCATTAACATCATCAAGTGTACCATGTATGATGTATGATACTTGGAAAAATTTAAAGATTAACGGAGTAAATATTTCTAATCAAACTAATGAATTTGTAGTTAATGAATTATCAGATTTATATCAAATTGGTTCAACAACTAATAATCCTTCATTATATGGTTTTGATTTTTTTGGAATTAAACAAGATGAAAAAATATTAGGACCAGATGTACGTAAAGTTAATGTTATAATTAAAAAGGCTTACACAACTAATGAAGTATTAAATAAAGTTAATGCCTATTATAGAGTTTATGTAAGAGAGGGTAAAACTGAAGTACAAGTTCAAGATTGGACACAGTTAAATAGAACTCCCGATAGTCACTATTTTATTTTTAATACTGAAGACAAAATACCTAACGAATATTTCATTGATATAAAAGTATTAACGGATAGAGAGATTAACACCTATAAAAGAGAATTAAAGTTTCAAATAGTTAATAGAAAATGAGAAAGGTAACAATCACTGAAAACGAACTGATAGAAATAATCACTAGAGTAATCAGTGAAAAGAAGAAATCTAAAAAGAAAAAGAAAAAGAAGAAGAAGAGTACTACTTTATGTGCGAGAGGTAAAAACGCCGCGAAAGCTAAATATGATGTTTATCCATCGGCATACGCTAACGGATATGCGGTTCAAGTATGTAAAGGTAAAATGCCAGGTTTAGATGGTAAAAAAAGATGTTCAGGTAAATATTGTTCAGGTAAAAAATAAATTGTATATTTGTTTTAAATAAAACACATGTATCGTAATAACACTTATCGTTTAGTTAAAATTAAAAACAATAAAGAAAAAATTGTTTTAGAGACTGAATCATCTTGTATTGAAAGGGCGTTAGATTATTTTTATTTAATGGTACCCAAGTCATATGGTAATAAAAAGTATTCAATACGAATTAAACCACCTACATTTAAAAGTGTTGCGAAAGATTGGGACTAAGTTGTTTTAGATATAATCCATTTATACCCCACATCTCCGCCATTTAATAACCATTTAACGTACTCCATATCTTTTTGTGGTTTTCCTTTAAACGTTTCATTTAAAGTAATTGTTTCTTTTTTACTGTCAAAAAATTGTTTTAACTCTAATAGTTGGTTTTTAGATATTATGTTATTCTCAACTATCTTTTGAGTAAGTCTATTAATTCCTTTAGAGTATGATAAACCCTTTTTCATTTGTCTAATTACAGGTGAAGGGACTCTAATATAATCATTGTTTTCGATAATAACGATTTTAAGGTCACCAGAACCTTTAATTACTCTGTGGTATGTCTCTTTATTGATTACGTATTTTTGTCCAACCTTAAGGTCCTTAGGTAGTTCCTCGTCCATTTGTAGTTTCCAACCGTCACTTGATTCTACAAATATTATGCGGTCATACTCATCTTTGTGCCATTTTAACTCTTCAGAGTTAACGGATTCATTAAAAACTCTACGTTTTTTGTTATGTGATAGTTGTGTGTCTGAATAAATCATTACCAAAATCTCCCTGAGACGTTTTTACCGAAGTCTTTATGTGCTCTACACGCCCAATAACCCGCTTTAGTTTTGTCTTTTTTCTTAGCACACTGATGTCTAGCCGCAAATGATTTACGAGCACCTGGGTCGTTCCATTTGGCGGTCATAACAGGAGAACCATAGGATACTTTGATTACTTTACCCGTCTTAGGGTTTTTAACATACACATACCACTTTTTAGGTCCACCTGACTTAGGTTTGTTTAAACTAACATCCTTACCCTTATATTCGGCTTCATCAATTTCATTGGCATATGTTCCATCCCAACTAAAGGCTTGTTCATTTACCATTGGAAAATCAAATGGTAATCTTTCACCCTTATAATTAAAAAATTTACCTCTATCAGATTCTAATAATTCTATCTCTTCTTCACTCCAATCAGTATACCCTTGATTATATAATTTACGAGATTCGTTAATTACATCAAAATATTTAGGACTACCGTATCTAAAAACGTTTTCAGTTAATGAAATTTTATTATCAAAATGGTATTGTAACTCTTCTGATATTACTTGTTTTTTTACAACATAATTACGTAAAACATTTTCGATTAATTCAATTTCCTCTTCCCCATCAATAGGTTCACTTAGTTGTAATGGTGATTGAATGTCATCAATATTTTTAGATTTTAATGGTGGGTCCAATAAAAATCTCTGATTAATCCAATTTCTTAATTCATTCTCCACAAAATATTCAGGTACAGGTTCATCGTCAGGTTTTTCTGATGCTAGTTCAGAGATATAATAGGCAAACTTTAATTTACTTTTACTATTCATTAAACTCATTAACCCATCACTAACAAAAAATATTTTACTAAACGGGTCGGTAGGGTTTATATTACCCTCAGCCAATTCGAGTACCCTTAAAATAGATTTTGCCCACCAAGATTTGTAAGAACTTGTTTGTTTTAATAAAGGTCCCAATACTTTATTGGCTGACCTCATAGCTGAAGCTATAAATTCACCGATGGCTACTTGTGGTATAAACCATGGTAGGAGACGAAGAAACGCCTTTACACCACCTTCACCCACGTTTTTAAACAGTCTCTTACTCATTGCAGCATCGACAATACTTCTTAATTGTCCAAAAGTAATAGGTCCTTGTGCTTTACAAAACTTTTCAGAATCACATATACTTTTAACTGCTACGTCAGATACATTAATATCTGCCATTTCATCCTCTAAGACTAATTTAATTAATTTGTCTATTGATTCATTTTTCTTTTTATAATTCTTCACCTTGATTCTTGTTGGTTTTTGACCCTTTCCTGTTTGTGTATCTTTCTTTTCTTTTTCTCGTTTTCTACGACAAGCCGAGTCTTTATCTTTCTGAGACATTTTACCCGCAACACCCGCACCTCTACAGACAGGATACGCCCCTTTGTCAGCATCTCCACGACCACACGGTGGGTGTCCACCACCTTTTTTCTTTTTACAAATATTAACCCACGGACCTTTCGGTTGAGAAGAACCTTTCTTTTTTTTCTTTTAATAAATATAACAAGAAATAAACTTATTCATTAAATAAAAAAACAAAATGGCTAAAGCTAAAAAGACAACGTCTGACGAGACAAAAAAACCAACAGCTAGAAAAACTAGAACTAAAAAAACTGAAACTAAACCTGTAGAGGAAAAAGTAAGTGAAGTTTTAGAAGGTCAAGGTACCGAACAATCTGTTGATGAACAACCAAAACCTATTGGAACATTATTTGACACTATAAACTACACTAATCTTCAAGATTTAGATAAGTTTGTACAGAACTTAAATGGTGACCAATCATTGTACTGTGTAGTACATGCGGCTAAATCAGCACACAAACGAGGTGCATTTAGTATTGAAGAGTCTGAAGTGATTTCAAGAGCAATCAGAGTGTTAACTACACCTCCTGAGGATAAAGAAAAATCAGTTCCTGACCCTGAAGTACACAAAGCTAATTAATTAATTAAAAAGGGACGTTGTCCCTTTTTTTATGCAAAAAAAATACATTATGACTAAAAGTGAAATAAGTACTAAAATTGTAAAAAATGAAATGATTATGATGAAGGCTCGTAATAATGGTCATAAACCAAATGATGGTGATAAATTTCAACCATTAAGAATTGAAAATGAAATTTTAAGATGTATGTATTTTGGGGAAGACTCCCCTCATTGTATTAGAAATTATACAAATAAAAAAGGGGACCAATAAGGTCCCCTTTAATATTCCTATTAAGATATATTATCTTAAAGAGTTCAAGTCAAATGTTCTAACACCATCAACTACGATTCTACCATAGAAACGGTTATTAACCATTTTCTTAGCGTATCTCGTCATAATACCCTTTATCGGAGTAAAGTTGAACGGGTTATACATTGTAGGTGTCAACTGTAATGGTACATACGGTGCGTAAACGTACCCTGTATCCAATAATGAAGAACCTTTATGTCCCAATAAAACAGTGTTTGGTGGGAAGTAAGGGTCTCTGTACACTTGGTATCTACCTGATAATGTACCTACTCTTTCAATACCCATGTTGTATTGGTCTTGGTCTGGAGCCGCATTTGATACGTGGAAGTATTCCAAGTCATCAAAGATAGCTGAAATTTCCGAAGAAACAACAATCCAGTTAGCTCCACCTCTTAATGTAGATTTGTGAATTTGAGCTGAGATTTGGTTAATCGCAGTAATCAATGTCTGATTCCAGTCTTTTTGGTTATAGTTAACTGAACCATTAGACACTCTCTTCCATCCGTTGTAATCCCAACGTAATGTCCAAGCCGCACCTTTTCTTAAGTCTCTTAAGATTTCACGGTCAATTTCAGCAGCCACTTGTTCTGATAATAAAGCTGTTAATTCAGCTTCAGCATCAATGTTATGGAATGCAGAAACATCTTGTGCTAATTCTGGAGACCACTGTGCTCTTAGTTTTCTTTCTGTAACCGATACAGTAACTGCATCAAGGTCGAAAGAAACTTCACCCATTTGGTCTTCGAATTCTAAGTCAGCATATACTCTGTAACTTGCAACGAAGTCATTTGCTACAACAGCAGATGCAAATGTAGTACCTGTATAACCATCGATTGAACAGTTAGCACATCCTTCAACAGGTTTTGAAGTATCAACTGATAAATAGATTACACCGTCAGCAGTACAAATATCATCATACTTACCACCTGGTCCTGTGTAAGTTCCTGGAGGGAAGTTAGTTGATTCTTCGTTACCGTATTGAACGATACCTTTACCATACTTCTGTGTTACCACGTTAAAGTTATAGAAAGTAGAACCACTACTTACTTCTAATGATGCTAAGAAATCTTCAGTATCTTGTTCGTTACCTGTAGGTCCGATTAATTTACCTTGACCTGCTGATGCGAATCCTGATAATGCAACTAATATAGTTCTTTGATTACCTGTGTAAGCTTGTGCTCCGGTTGTTGGTGCAATTATTAATGATGAACCATTCCATACTACTGGTGTAGTACCTACTGAAAGACCTGAAAAAGCTCCTTTAGAGTAATCGAATAACCCAGCTGGGTCTGAATTCGGTGCAGAACCTTCGTAAAATCTATCATAAAGGTTTTTACCACCATCATAGTTTTCTTCAGGACTTGCTGGTCCATTAGGTGCTCCGAAAGGTGCAACATGTGTTCCATCAGCATTTCTGTTCTGAATTTTAGGTACAAAGTAGAATAATTTACCGATTGGTAAGTTCATCGCTTGTACTGATACAATATCATTAGCTAATAATTTAGAGAATACTCTTCTAATGATAGGGAAGACTACTGTTTCAAATGAACCTGAGTTATCTGAAGCAGATGCTTCGTTAATTAAGTGAGACGCTTGGTTTTCATATAATTGTGCCATGTTCTCTTTTACGTGACCTTTAAGACCCTCTAGGAATCCTAATTTGTCCCATTTGTTGATTGTGTCTTCTTTGATAACTTTAAGGTGTTTTAACCCAATATTACCAACAAGACCTGATTCTAATAATGCTCCCATTTTAGTATTTGTTTTTTTTAAATTTTATTTTTGAAGTTTACCCATTAAATCCTTCATTCTCATGAACTGAGGATTTTCGTAGGTTTTACTTTCGATAAGATTTGTAGCAGAACCTTTAGATGGTGATTTCTGTACTTTAGATGCAACTGATTCAGTTACAACTGCAGAACTTCCTTTCGAGTCTAAATCTTCTTTTACAGTCTTGTAAAGACTTTTCGATTCTTTGATTGTTTCAGCAGAATCAAAACGTCTTAAAATGTTTATTTTTTCTTGTTTTGTTGTCGAATGCTCAGTAAACAGTCGAGTAGCGTATGCTAGATTTGAATTGAAAACAGCAACTTCATTAAGTTTTTCTTTAAAGATGTTAAGTGCCTTACGGTACTCTTCATTTTTTTCTCTTAATTGTTTTACTTCTTTCTCAAGTGATTCATTATACCTTGCTCTATTAGGAATAGAATGTGGTTTTGGAAGTCCTTTAGATTTATCAGAAGACGCTTTCTGTCCAGCAGCGTGACTTCTCACCATACCTTCTTTAGCCTCTTCGTAATCTTTGTGTGATTTTGAATCATCACCTTTTTTACCTCCGAACTCTTCATTAGACTCTTCATAATCCTTGTGAGATTTTGAATCGTCTCCTTTTTTACCACCATACTCTTCGTAATGTTCCTCTTTGTGATGTTCTTCAGCATCGTGGTGTGCATCTTTCTTCAACTTCTCAATTTGTGAGTAGTCGTCTTCAGCCGCGTCACCATAATAGTTTCCGTCATCCTCTCCGAGTTCAATTTCATAAACCACTGAGATTTTGAATCATCACCTTTCTTACCTCCGTATTCTTCATTTGATTCTTCATAATCCTTGTGAGATTTTGAATCATCGCCTTTCTTACCTCCGTATTCTTCGTTAGATTCTTCGTAGTCTTTATGAGATTTAGAGTCGTCACCTTTTTTACCTCCGAATTCCTCCATTTGAATTTGATATTCAACATCAGCCTCATCATCTTTAAGTGTGATTTCGTCACCGTCTTGTGTAACAACGATTCCGTCTTCTTCACCCATAGCTTTAAAGACCTTAAGGATTTCTTCGTCAGATGCACCTGTAAGGTCAAGTGGTAAAAGAATTTCTTCTTCGTCATCCACTTCTAACTCATCACCTGGTAAATCCATCATAAGCATATCATCAGTATCAATTTCCATATCATCCTCATCCTCATCGGATTCGTCTTCAATGTCCATGTCAACATCTAGTTCCATGTCGTCTTCAATGTCAAGTTCGTCTTGTTCTTTTGTTTCGTGCTTTACAGATTTCTCCATATCGTCACCTTCTTCCATTTTTTCACCTTCCATTGCTTCAACAGACACTTCGTCTTCAATCTCTTCTTCATTTAGAGATTCTTTTACTAATTCACTGATTTCTTCCTTCATAGTAGAAGCAAGTATTCCTTTTGCATTCTCCGTAACGGCTTCCTTCAAATTTTCCATTTGTAGTAGCGCTTCTTCAACTAAGTTTTGTTTTTTTTGTGCCATTTTAGTTATTTTTTTGCAAAATGTTTATTTATAGTTTTTATAATAAATATACACGAATTAAAAAAAAATCACTTTATAAAACAATAGGCAAAAAAAAATCGGGGTTTACCCGATTTTAATTTTATAATATGTATGTGAAGTATTACTCGATTACTTCATCAATTTTACTTTCGACACATGCAGATATTCTCCAATCGTGAGTAAATCCTTCAAAGGCTTTAGTGACTTTAGCCTCAACATCTGTCACGTTAAAACCCTTAACTAATTTTTCTTCTCTGATTTTTTTAATCTTACCTGAATGCTCGTCTGGCATATCATACTGAATTTTTGCTACAAAATACTTTTCTTCCATTTTATTTTTTTTTCTTAGTTTTAATTAATATCCTAAATAATCGGTTAATTTTTTCATTAAGTCAAGTGATTTGTCTAAACCTTTTTCAGGTTCACCGTTTGCACTTCTTTGTTTTGTCTCTTCTTCAATGTTCTCATCATACTTCATTCTATCATCTTGATTAAGGAATAAGTAAGCTCCTGGTGTTGATGGTGAGGATACTAAATCAAAACAAATTAATTCGAAATCATCCTGTACCTCATTTCTTTCACCTTTTTTAACTAAAGAACCTACACCACGAGATGATACTCCCATAGTAACTCCTTGTCTCATAAGGTTAGCCGCTTGGTCTCCTGGACATGATACGACACCTGTTTTATGAAAACCTGGTGATGTTAATAATTTTATTTTACCCATTAAAACATTACCTTCCCACCACATATCAGTTATTAAGTGTGATACACGGTCTAAATCGATAAGTGATGATTCAGGGTGATTAAGTTCTGATATTGATAATCCTTTCTTTATTGCTTCTTGATATTTTTCACCTTCTCTTCTTAATATTGGTTCAGGATATATTCTACCATTTCTATTTGGTGTGTCGTATTTTTGTAATACTGCGTAAAACTCAAAAGGTTTAGAATGGTCTAATTGACCATATGATTCTTTTATTATATCGGCGTTACGTTTATCGTTTGGGTTTATAAAACCGGCATCCCACTCAATTAAAATCCCTTTACCCGTATCATTTGGTCCTAATATTTTCATATCTTTTATTTTATAAATATGCTACGTTTAGTATTCCATCGAGATAAAAACGTCCCATTCACTTATTCTAATTGGAGTTACTCTTAATAATTGATTTATTTTGTCACTAACAAATATCTTATATTCTGTCGTTAAAACAGAATCGTCACCTTCTCCTGAGAAAAAAACATAGTTATTCGAGAAGTCAGTAACGTCCTGTCCTTTATAAATTACTTTACCAATTTCAACCCGAACACTTATATCTTCGTCTTGAATATCACCTTCTATCATAACACTACTTGGTAAAATAAAAGTATCCCCATAACCAAATTCATATATAAATTTTTTAGGGTCTATAAGATTATTAAGATTATCTACAAGTGTATTTGCTTCAAATAATCTTAATAATTGACTTTCATTAATTACGACTTTCATTTAGTTGTTTTAACTATAAATAGATTAAACAGACTGTTTTTTAGTTTTGTGTAGTATAAAATATTTTGATTTCATTAATGGATAACCATATAATGTATTAACTATTTGTCTTATTCTGTCTCTAAGTATCAATGATTTAAAGTCTATTTGTTCTTTTACAAATAATGTTACCTCTAAATTCATAAAACTTCTTTTACCTAATTGTATACCACTACTTCTTAAATCTAAATCAACAATGTTATGTTTTTCAAATAATAACGGGTCCACCGATTCTAATAAGTGATGTTTAATATCCCTCTCTAACATACCTGTCGTTCTAACCCAATTATGGGATACCATTGTTGGTTCCACCCAACTTTGTATGAGAATATAAACTGATTTTAATTTTTTTGCATCTACTGTTCCATAACTACATTTCGCGTTTTCGTATCCCGTTAATTGGGATGTTTTTCCTTTTTTCATATAAATTCATAATATCTAATGTTTATTTGTTCGTTAAAAATATAACCATAAAAAGTACGATTGTCAAAATATTGATAAGTTGAATATATTTATTATAATAAGTCATATATGTTAATAATAGAAATAGGAAAAAAAGAAAATATCGAAAGAGCCTTAAAAAGGTACAAGAATAAAGTTTATAAGACTAAACAGTTGAATAGGCTTCGCGAGGAAAAAGAGTTTACTAAGAAATCCACTAAGAGACGTAAACAAAAACAAAAAGCCATTTATATCCAAAAAATAAAGGATTCAGAAATCTGAACCCTTTTTTTATTTTATATATGTAATTTAAAGTTATAAACCGTGTTCTAATTGTTTTAACTTATAAAGTGAAGTTAATGAAATTTCGGACTCATTAATATGACTTATAGTCTGATTTACTTTTTCATGTAAATCTTCATCATTCGATTCATTAATTTTTTCATTTAATTTTTCTAATACAATACTTTTAGAATTTACAATCTCTTCAGCTAATTCAGTTTTAGAGAGTGATAAAAGAGCTTTTAATTCTTTTTTATCTTCCTCACTGATATCACCATATTCCTTATTAAATGTGTTTGTTGCTATTTTTAACATAGAACTTAAAGGAATGTTAACTGATTCGTTAATTTTCACATCCTCTTTATTTTCACCTAATAACTTTTTTATATTATTTTTACACTCTAAAACTTCTTCTAAGTTTCTAACTGAGTTATTATAAACCACAGTATCAATATCGGTATAGTTGTTATCTGAATTATTTTTTAATCCTTCAGAAACCCACATATTGATTTCTTTAATTTTTTTATCCTCAGTAGTTAATATATCTTTTATTGTTTCAATACATTCATTTACGTAGTCATCAACAATTTCTTTGGATAAACCTTTTTTCTTGGAAAGTTCATCATAAAGAAAATATGCCTCAGCAAGTTTCTCGTTCTCAATTATATGATTTTTAAATGACTTCATATTGGTTTTAAACGAATTTTTACCATATGACTTAGTCATTAAAGATTCTATATTTGATTTTATTTGTCCGAATTTATTCATAACGTTTTTATTATAAATATTAGTCATCTAGTAATGTTCTTAGTTCATCTTCAATTTTACCTAAAGAAGCTCTTCCTTTTGATAGGTCAATTTCAGATATACCGTTAATCATATCATTTTCTAATATCATGTTTAAATCTTTTTCTGAAGTACTTTCAGGTGTAACCTCAGCCGTAGTGTCACCACCCGTATCCGTACCACTATCACCTAAATCACTACCTAAATCACTACCTAAATCACCACCTAAGTCACCGCCTAAGTCACCTCCAAAATCACTTCCACCTCCACCAAATCCGGTATCAGAAGGTTCTGTAACCTCACCTTCAGGTGCTCCGCCTTCTCCAGGTTTATCACCATATAATTTGTCTATGTTAGCAAAAATACCTGTTTTACTAATTGTTTCAGAAGTTTTTTCAAGTTCAGCTCCAACAGCTTTTTCAATTCTTTGTTGTTGTAAATCTAATTTAATTTCCTCATCTGAGAAACCAAGAATATGTTTTTTAGCCCAAGAAGATGAAACAGGTTGTATACCATTACCTGGGTCAGAAACTGCATCACGGTAAAGTGCCACCTTTTGTTGCCATTGTTCAACTTTAAGTAAGTCCGCTTGTGTTGATGGGTTGGTAAGTCCTAATGTGAAATTATTTAATTCGTCTTCAAAACCTAATAGATACAAATGTATTATAGCAATTTTATTTAACTCTTGAATCATAGACTTTTGAATTCTATTGATTGTACGAGCAAATCTTATATCTTGTAACGCTAAGTTTTTACCATCACCAACAACCTCTTCAAACCCTAAAAATGCTTTAGGTACTCTAAGTGCGGTTAATAATTTCTTTTGTATATATTCAATATCAGCAATTTCTGATAAGTTTTGTGCTCCTGGTAATGTGTCAATAGGGTTAGGTGCGTTAGCATCTCTAACGGGTATGAAGTAATCTTGGTCAACCGCCATTTGATTATATCTTAAATCGACATTACCGTTATTAGAGTCCACAATTTGGTCTCTTTTAAATTTGTTAGCAACTCTTTGTACGTAAGGTTCGACATCTTTATCATCCTTTTCTAACATAGAAGTACCATAAGGTAATTTACGGTCATCACCTAATAATCTAAAGTGAGCTACTTCCCATGTATTTAATACCATATCTTTATTTTGCCATAAGAATTTTAAAGCATCATTATCAGTATCTGTGCTATTCTTTTCAGGTTTAATTTTCATTCCTCGTTCTTGACGAGTGATTTCAATATTAGGTAGTTGTTGTACTCCCATAACCCCTTTTTCAGGGTCTAATTTTAGATAAACGAAGTTATCCCCATACTTACAAGTATTTCTTGTCCACATAGGTAAGTTAGTACTAATGTCGAGTCTATTGTTAAATAAATCCCCAAGTACTGACTTAATTCGTTTACTTTCTGAGTAAATCTGTAATATATATCCATCTTCATTTGCTGTTGTTGATTCTTCCCCATATATATCTAACGCCGCAGATATTTCGGGTGTATATTCCATGCTTTCATAATCATAAAATGAAGCTAGTCTAGTCGGTTCATAATATACCGCTTGAGTATATAAGTTGTTCTCTACCTTCTGCCATTGTTGACCGAGATAGAGTGTTTGTTGGGCTTGAAGTTTTTCTCTTTCATACTCCTTCTTATCAGGAGTTTTTAAAAGTTCTTTCTTATCAAACTTAAATACGGGAGCTTGTTGGTCTAACGTTGAGTCAGGACCAAATACCTTAGTAAGTCGTTGCCATATAGTATAATTTTCTGCCATACTTCTTTTTTAGATAAATAGTAACATTATTTGAATTAAACTAAACATTTAAAACTTTCCAAATAACCAAGAATTATCTTGATAGTCTTGTTTAGTTGCCTGTCCTCTGTGTCTATTGTGGTTTATTCCCCCCGGTAACGCTGATAAACTTGGATGAAAATCGTTAGAGGTATTTTTTACGGGAGTTTCGTTTACTAACCAACTTTCCACCATGGCTTTAGTTTGTTCTGTGACTTTTTCTAATTGAGTAAATGAATTTTCTCCAACATAAATCGCCATAGCTATAGCCATAATTAAATCATCATGTTGCCCTTTTTGGTGGTCGGGTCTACCGTTAATATAAACAAAAGTGTTTAATTCATTTAATAACCTTGTTGACCTTATTTCAAAATTATGTCTTAACGCCTCTTCAAATGACGCTACAATCTGTACTCTTTTATTATTGAAATTTAATCCAGGAATCTTATCTAAAGTTTTAGGGTTATATTTCCATTTGTCAGCGGCATTAACACCTTCAACATATAAGTTTTTATATCCTAATTCTTGTAACTTTCTTGATGTAGACACACCCATACCACCCGTAATATCAATTACAATAAATGCTGAATACATTGTTGCCCATTTAAATGCTATTTCTGCTACGACATCTGGTGGGACCTTACCTAAGTACTCAAGAACTTGTTCTCTTGTTTCAAAATCTATTATAGTAAATGTTGTATAATCCTCACTATCACCACGAGAAACATCAATACCCATAATATATTTATGTCCTTGTATTGGCTCTTTCCATTGCCATAAAGAACCACCTATAAACTTATTTATTGGTTCTTGTATATAGTTTTGTTTAATAATTTCAATCGTACTATTTGGGATGACGTTATCCCCTGAACCCAAGAAGTTACACTCCAATTCCTGTGAGATTTTTCTTCTATCGAATTTAAGTTTTTTAGCCATACCTTCGAACCATGAAGAATAAACTTTGTATCCATTTGCTAATTTTTCTTTAATTTCTTCATAATCCCTTTCACGAGGTTTTATGTCACTATAGTTTATTATAATTTTACTATCATCATAATCTTCTCTATTTAACATGTAATGGATAATATCATTACATTTTATAAGTTGTAGGTCTCTAGCGTAACGAGGGTCACGATACCAATACATCTCAGTTATTTTAAAATCATTCATACCCCTTAGTGCTTGGTCATAAATGGTATAATATATCGGGTCAAACCCGTTAGGTGTAGAAATTACGATAACTTTACCACCTGTAGAAAGTGACGCCATACATGCGGACCAAAAATCATCATCAGCATCAATAAACGCCGCCTCGTCAAAAATAAGTATTGTTGGTGTATACCCACGAAGTGCATCTTTTGAGGTGGCAACTGCTTTAACTTCACAACCATTTGATAATTTAAAATGTCTTTGAGAATTTTTTTCGTTAGAATAAGATATCCCAAACCATGTGGGCCATTGGTCAATAAAACTTCTAACCTTATTAGCGAATTCTTGTGATGTATCTAATTTGTTTGCAATTATTAGTACCTTTTCAGGTTTTTTCTTAGACGCGGTAACCACTTTTTTTGATGCCCAAGCTGCGGTAACTGTAGATACACCGGCCTGTCTATACTTTAAGGCGATATTTTCCTCATAAGTATCATAATCATTAATTAATGTTTTTTGGTCTGAAAATAATTCTAAAGGTACGTACTGTGATTGTGTATTATCATAGGTTTGTAGATAAGTTTTTAACGCGTAAGGGGTATCTTTTACACACCTAGCATATTCCAATAAAACTTGCTCTCTTGATAGTCCCATCTATACATAATAAGTTTTTTTTATGATAAAGAAATACCCAACCCGTCTAAAAGACCTGAAAGGTCATCATCATCGTCATCATCGTCATCGTCATACTGTGATATTGCATCTTCATAATCTTGAGACTTTAATTCTTCTATAATCTCATCCACCATTTTAGCTACAATTTTTTTACCATCATCAGAGCCAGACATAATCATTTTAGCAACATCAAAAAACTCATCAGTAGTTAATGAAGAAAATCGTGAAAATAAATAATTTTGTATTTCTCTTAAATCGTCATCGTATAATTTTTCAGGATATGATGCCATAAATTTTTCCCAAATTACCGGACCTAAACGTAAATCCCATATTTCGTAAGGTAATGTTTCATGAACCAATATAGGGAAAAATAATCCTTTGGCTTTTATTGTTGGTGGGTCAGTAGTTTCATCAACTTCTTCTTTACCTTCCATACCTTGTCCGCTTTCTGCGGCCATCATAACCATTTGGTCAGGTAAAATCCAATAAAGTAAATCGTTTACTGACATTAAAACCCCATAAAGATTTAATAGTTGAGGATTTATATTTTCTAATTCATCCTTAACTAAGTGGAACATATAATGACCTTTTTTAGACGCCCCTTGAATAAGTGAATTAATAAATCTCCTTTTAGCCTTTTCTAAATCAAATTTTTCAAAAGCGGCCATGAAGTTTTCTAAGTCATCCTCAGCTTCATCTTCACTAACACCAAATTTTTCAATAACATCTTCATCTTCAGGCTCTTCTGAATCTTTTTTCATTCCTGACATGTCAATTTGACCTGGCATCGATGTTAATTCTACATCGTATTGAAATGCGTCATCAGGTAACGATAATTCTTTCTTAATAAGTTCAACCGCTAATTGTTCTAAATAACCTTCATTATTTGATTCAATTTGTTTTACTTGT